CGACTGGACTCCGTGAAAACAGGAGCCAGCGTTAACTATGGGTTGTCAGTCGGCTTGATTAAATTCATGCTCGATACAAACGTCAAGGAATCCAATTATGCAGAGGGCGACCTCGACTATGAACTAGTCTTTGATTTGCGAAACAATGCCATGGCGGAATCTCATGAAACTGCCGAGGCTTGGTTCAAGTTCACCCGTTACTTCGATGAAGAAGCGCAAGTGTACTTTGGTGACAAAGCGGGAAGACAATTGTTTTTACAACAGGTCAAACATTTTGGAAAAGCTCAATTTGAGGAAATGGACGAGGATCTCGCCGATATCCGCATCTTGGCTATGTCTGAGAACGAAGGAGAATCTGGGATAAGCTCCGGCAGAAGGAAATACCTCGCCGCTGAATATCCCCGGTTGTACAGGAAGTACAATCTCCCGGGGTTTGAGTCTGTGTCGGCGGAACAAGCGGAAAATCAGCCGTGTGAACAGAAAATGGATTTTCAGATGCCCCCCTACAAGGGGGACAAGGGGATTTCGCTGGAAACGGTGTCTACTCCCGACTCACTTATGAATCCGGACAGTACCAGTGGTGCGAGAGCGACATTGGTGTTGAAGGAATCATTGGAGCCGGTCGATGCGGGCACTCAGTTGGAGGCAAAACCAAAGGAAAGTACGACAAAGCGCTCGAGAGCGCGCGGGTCGCATTCCCAGAGCTCGAAAGCTGGGGGTGGCCCAAGCGCGATCCCGACACCGAACGACACTCCTTCAAGTACCAAGCAGGCAAGCGACGAACAGTCGAAGAGCCTCTTGGATATGAGAGTGCCGTCCGGAAGGCAGCAGAAGAGTACCCCAAAACAACCAGGACACCATGTTTCGACTTCGCCGACGGAAGCACAGAAGATTTTAGCTCAGCTAGCATCCCTGCAGAGTTCCGTCGCCAAGTTGAACTTGAGTTTGCTGAAGCCGTCAAAAGCGTCAAAAGAGACGCCGGCGCCGGCGTCCCTCTAGTTGCGCTGGCGGCTACCGTCGGAAGGCTTCTTGACCTGCATTATGATTATCTATTACAACTGGTTACCGAGCGACTTTGGGCCTTGGCCACTACCACTCTTATAGGGCGGGAAACGGCACAGGAACTTGTGAAACTCGGTCTCACCGACCCCCTTAAGGCCATGGTTAAAGACGAACCCCATTCAGCTGAGAAATTAGCGCTTGGGCGTGAACGGCTTATCATGGTCCTTACGGCGGCGGACAATATTATCGAACGCATTCTACACGCACGACAGAATAAATGTGAAATTGACAATTGGACGCGCCTACCATCCGCACCCGGTTTCGGGCTCTCTAGCCAGGAACAGGTTTCTGCGATGTTTAGGCGTGTGCAGGTTGCAGCTGATTATTTTTCCATCTTATCGACGGATATGTCGGGTTGGGATTGGACGGTTCAGGGGTTCGAGCTAGCAGCCGACGCGCAAGTGCGCGCTTGGTTATGCGGCGCCAACCCATTACTGAAACGTGCCATGATCAATCGTGCTTATTGTCTTTCCAAATCTGTCTTCGTCTTTTCTGACGGAGTGATGTGGGCTCAGACATTTTCCGGCATGCAGAAGTCCGGATCTTACAATACGAGTTCAAGCAATTCGCGCATACGCACGATAGCTTCTCGTTTCGTCGGGTCTCTCTGGAATATTGCAATGGGAGACGATTGTCTTGAAATTGCAGTTCCGGGAGCCCTTGACCTTTACCCGCTTTTGGGCAAAATGGTCAAGAACCCCGTCGTGTGTAATTTACCGGGCGCTCCCTTAATCGATTTACAATTCGAGTTTTGCTCGCATATGTTCAAGGATGTGCGTAATCCGCAAGATTTGTCCTCCCTTGCCGATGGCGGTGTGTCAGTACCAGGTGCTGTTCCACTTACATGGGCGAAAACCCTTTACCGTCTGGTTCACCAAAAGGTGAGCAATGAGTTTGAGCGTGGCGCGTATCTGCAGCAGTTCCTTATGGAAATGCGCGATTCGCCCCCAGAGCTCCTCGATCGGTTCAGGGAATTCTTTTCTGGTCGAGGGTGGGGACCAGAAAATGCCATCAGGGAAACGAGTTCGTGTTCGCAAGCTGAAGACGAAGTCCTCGAAGAAAGCCTCTAAGAAGCTCTCCAAGAAGAAATCGTCCATGAAAGCTGCTAAGGATCATATGGGCCGGGGTGCTTTTCAAAGCGCTCCGGTCACTAAGACCCGCACACAAACCATGTCTGCGCCCATCGTTACGATGACGGGCAACCCTTATGGCGGCGATGGCAAGGTGAGGATTAAGCATCGAGAATATATTCAAGATGTGGCAGCCGCCCTTGACTTTGTCTCAACTGCGACCGGGATTAATCCCGGCCTTCCCATTTTCAAATGGCTTTCGCCTATCGCAAACCAG